GGTCAACCACTTTCAGAAATTTACGATTGGTATAACAAATTACCTTTTAAATATATTATTTTAGTCAGTGCTTGTAATCCTTTACTAAAATCTGAAACAATAGATTCTTTTATTGAATCATTTATCGAGTCAGATAAAGAAGGAGCATTCGCCGTATTTCCTAAAAAAACTTATTATTGGGATAAAGATGGCAATAACATTACAGACTGGAAAGGTTCAACTATTATGAACACTAAGTTCGTTGATCCTGTTTATGAAGCTGCTCATTGCTTATATGCTTCTAGAATGGATATTATTGGAGACGGTCATTGGATGGACACAAAATCCCCTCCTGAGCCTTGTCTTTTTGAAATGGATGAGCTTGAAGCTTTTGACATTGATTATGAATGGCAATTTAAAATCGCGGAACTTCTCTATAAGAACATATGATAATTTATGTAGACATAGACAATACTATTTTAAAAACTCCTAATATGCAATATGAGAAAAGCACTCCCATAAAAGAAAGAATAGAAAAAATTAATAAATTATACGATAAAGGCCACACTATTATATATTGGACAGCTAGAGGTTCAGGGTCTGGCAAAGATTGGTCAGAGGTTACTAAAGAGCAATTTAAGCGTTATGGAATAAAACATCATGGTTTAAAATTCGGAAAACCTGTATATGATATATTCATAGACGATAAAAATATTAATTCAGAGGAGTTTTTTAAATGAAAAAAATAATAGTTACAGGTGTTACAGGTCAAGATGGTAGTAATATGGTTGATTACCTATTAGAAAATACAGAGCATACTATAATAGGTGGAGTCAGACGTTTAAGTGTTAAAAACCATGACAACATTCAGCATTTATTAAATAATCCAAGATTTTTTCTGATTGATTTAGATATTACTGACCCTCAAAATGTAGATAGAGTCGTAGAAGAACATAAACCTTATTATTTTATAAACTTTGCAGCAAACTCATTTGTAGGGACAAGCTGGAAAATGCCTACCCAACACATGGAGACAAATGCCATAGCTGTTTTACATCAACTTGAAGCTATAAAAAGACACTGCCCAAATTGTAGATATTACAACGCGGGTTCTTCTGAAGAATTTGGTGATGTGATAACTGAGCCTCAAACAGAGGAACACCCTCTCAGACCAAGAAGTCCCTATGGTGCTTCAAAATGTTCTGCTAGACACTTAGTAAAAGTATATAGAGACTCTTATGGCTTGTATGCGATTCAAGGGTGGTTATTCAACCATGAAGGTGTTCGTAGAGGTTCGGAGTTTGTTACAAGAAAAATTACTCAAAATGTTGTGCGTATCGCTGAAGAATATGCCAATAAAAAAACTTTTAATCCTTTAAAATTAGGTAATGTCGATTCAAAAAGAGACTGGAGTGATTCTGAAGATTTTATGGATGGCATATGGAGAATGTTAAATCAAGAGAAGTATTGGATTAACGTTTGGAGAAAAACTCCTGATGACTACGTTCTTTCTTCTAATGAGACGCACACAATTAGAGAGTTTGTGGAAGAAGCTTTTAATGTGGCAGGATTTCATAGATCAATGTGTAGATGGGAAGGAGAAGGAGAAGATACTAAATATTTTCATGGCGATGATTTATTAATGGAAGTTGATCCGCAATTTTACAGACCAGCAGAAGTTGATTTATTATGGGGTGATTCCAGCAGAGCTAGAGACGAGCTTGGATGGAAACCTAAAACTACTTTTTCAGGATTAGTTAAAAAAATGGTTGATAATGATTTAAAAATACTCCAAGGTTACATTTGCCCTTAAAAAAAATAGAGATAATAGAAAAGTTAATAGAAGTTCCTGAAAAGAGTCCACCAGCTTTCTTCAAGAAACAAATGAAACTATTGAACACTTTGTGTGAAAGGTATTCAATAGAATTTATGTCTATAGTATCATTTAATAAAAAATTTGATTCTCTGGAGGTATTAGTAAGTCCTGTCTTAAAATCGACTCTTGATAAAAAGTTCAAAGCTTTTAATTTTAAAGTTGACTTTTCCAAGTATCAACAGTATAATCTTGGGCGAAAGTCAGGTAAAGACGCAAATATTATTAAACGAAAAAGAACTATAAAAGATTTTTTAGATGAGTGAAAGAGAACCAGAAGACATATTAAACAACTTTTTGAAATCAAACAAAAACGATCATTACAATTTTGAAGAAGAAGAAAACTATAAGGTTTCTAGTGGGTCTTTACAGTTTGACTTGCAATTAGAAGGAGGATTTGGTCCTGGGTTGCATAGATTTACAGGGATGAATGAAGGAGGTAAAACCTCAGAAGCATTACAAGTCATGAAGAACTTTTTAGAAACTATACCAAATTCAAGAGGTTTCTACATAAAGGCCGAAGGAAGACTTTCTCCAGAAATGAGGAAAAGATCAGGCGTGGAATTTGTTTATAGCCATGATGACTGGCAAAACGGTAAATGCTTTGTGCTAGAAAGTAATATTTACGAATCAGTTGTAGACATAATGACTCAACTAGTAGATAACAACGAAAAAAAGACAAAGTTTTGTTTTATTTTAGACTCTGTTGATGGCTTAATTCTTAAAAATGACATGGCTAAAGGTTATGAGGACTCTACAAAGGTTGCAGGAGGTGCAAATGTAGCTTCGACATTTATGAAAAAAATTTCTATCAAACTGGCAAAAAGAGGTCATATGGCTATATTCATATCTCAAATAAGAGCTGATATAAAATTAGACCCATACACAAAAGTGCCAGTTAGACAGACAACTGCAACAGGAGGGAATGCATTATTACACTTTGCAAACTGGATTATTGAATACGAACCAAGGTTCGCAGGAGATCAAATCTTACAAGATCCTAGCAATAAAAAAGCTGACCCTAAGACCAACCCTATAATTGGTGTTTATGCTAAAGCTACTGTAAAAAAATCACCAAACGAAAAAACCAATATCACACTTAGCTATCCAATTAGGTATGGGCGAACAGGCGGAACTTCTATTTGGATAGAAAAAGAAATAGTTGATTTATTAGAGGCTTACTCATTTATAAAAAAGAGTGGCGCTTGGATTAGTATAACTGATGACTTTAAAGAAATTCTTGCGGAGACATCTTTTGAGTTCCCAGAAAAAATTCAAGGCATGAACAATCTTTTCAAGCATATCGAGAGTGATCGCGAATTAACAAATTACCTTTTCGAATATTTTAAAAAGGACATTGCAGAGCTAGCTTTAGAATAATTGATGAAGTTTGTTGATTTATACGGCAAAACAAGAAACTTAAAAAACGCAAAAAAATATTTAATAGATTGGGACAAGCCAAGTAGAAGCAAATTCCAAACTCAAGTAAAAAAATTTTTGTGGGATTATTGGCAACATGATGTTGTCTTTGAAGAGTTTAGGGTTGTAGGAACTAGATTATCTTTAGATTTCTATAACGCTAATAAAAAAGTGGCGATAGAAGTGCAAGGGGCGCAACATACTAAGTATGTTAAATTCTTTCATAAGAATATGTTTAAATATTCAGATCAGTTAAAACGAGATGAAAAAAAATTACAGTTCTGCGAACTTAATAAAATAAAACTTGCAGAAGTATATCCGCAGGATAAAATAACAGCGTCACTATTTGACAATCAAGATATATATTTATGAACCAAGAAGATGCTGATCAAGAATTTTCAATACCATCTGAGATGGTCGATAAGCTTTATGAATTATCTGGAGGAGTAGATAAATATAAAGGCATAATAATGGCTGTATCCTCTGAAAATGGCAGACCTTTAATTTATCAAAGATTTGATTGTGGAATGACTGAGCTTGGTTTATGTAAAGCCTTAGAAGATTTTTTATCAAGAGATAGCTCTGAAATAAAAAAAGATGACGCAGAGGAAGAATGATTTACTCTTACGAATTAGAAAAACAATTATTAGCTGGACTGTTAAAAGACCCAGAGTCTTTAGCAGAAATTTCTAGTTTTATAAATATTTCTGATTTTTATTCTGAGTCTACTTCTCTAAATTCTACTATATTTAGAATAATTGAACAGGCGATAAGCGCAAATGATGAAATAGATGAGGTAATTATTGCACAAAGAGTAAATGAATTAGGTTTATCTTTTGAAGATAACTTAAACCCAGCAGATTATATAAAATCTTTAGCTTTAAGAAAAGTTCCAAATGGTAATATACTTAAGACAGCTAAAGAACTAAAGAAATACTCTATTAGAAGAGAGATACTTTATTCTGCCCAGAACATATCCAAAAGAATGAAGTCTATTCCTGCGGAATCTTCATATCAGGATATTATACAAGCTGCTGATTCTATATATAATTCTAGAATAAATCTTTATGAATTAGGCAGTGACACTCCTCAAAATATTTATGAGGAAATGGAGCAAATGGTAGAAGACAGGGGAGATAATCCTCTTACAGAATTTGGTATGATGGGTCCACACCCAAAACTAAATGATATGTACGGATCTCTATTAAGGCCTGGAAACATAACAGTTATAGTTGCGAGGTCAGGTGTTGGTAAAACTCAGTTTTGTATGGATTATTCTACTAAAGTGAGCATGAAGTATAATGTTCCTGTTTTACATTTTGATAACGGAGAGATGAGTAAAGAGGAACTTGTAATGAGACAATGCGCCGCGTTAAGCGGTGTGCCAATGCACTTACTAGAAAGCGGCAAGTGGAGAAATGCTGGCAAAAAAGTTGTAGATAAAGTAAGAGCCATTTGGCCTAAAATAAAAGACCTGCAATTTTACTACTATAATGTAGGAGGAATGGATGTAGATTCAATGATTAGCACATTGAAAAGGTTCTATTATGCAAAAGTAGGCAGGGGGAACAAAATGGTTTTTTCTTTTGATTATATTAAGACGACTTCAGAGAGAATGAATAACAAATCTGAATGGCAAGTTGTTGGAGAGATGGTAGATAAGTTTAAAAAGTGTGTGCAAAAAGAAATATTGCATGACGGGGAGCCTATAGTTCCAATGATAACTTCTGTTCAGTCAAACAGGTATGGTATCACAAACAACAGGAACGCTGAAAACATAGTTGATGATGAATCAATCGTTTCATTGTCAGACAGGATAACTCAATTTTGTTCGCACATGTTTATATTAAGAAGCAAGACTGGCGATGAGATAGAGCTAGAAGGAGAAAGGTTCGGCACACATAAATTAATTAATGTTAAATCCAGACATCTTGGTAACGATATAGCTGGTGCTGTTGAACCAGTAAGAATAAATGATAGTCTAAGAAAAAATTCAATAAATTTAGATTTTAATAATTTTAATATTACAGAAAGAGGAGATTTAAGAGAT